GGAGTAACACTTGTAAGTGCTTTTCCACCAGCTGAATAAGCAGATCCCGATGTGTTAGAAATTTCGTTTGTATCACTGTAGGCTGTAGTTGATTTATTTAAAGTAGCACTACTTGTGTATAAAGCTAGTTTAAAAGCATTTCCAGACGTTGCTGTAAAATTATGTAAAGCTTGTAAAACTTCTGTTTTAAAACTGTTACAAATTGCCGATGTTATTGCCATAATATTTTTCTCCTATTATTGAGGCGGTGACTCGATTGGAATTCTTATTGTACCATCCGTGTAATCGTCTCGTCTTCTTCTTCCAATTTGCATCGCTGCAAACTTTTGTAGTTCTTGTTTATACTTTCCGTCGTATAATGTCAACATGTCTGTTGGACCTTTTAAAAATCCATAAGCTTCTGCAAGACAAGCATATAGCAGTCCTTGAGGAAAATAGTTACTAATATAAGTGTGAGAATTGCCGTCTGATCCTGAACCTAATCCTACAGGCATTTTGTTATAATATATTCTAAATATGTAATTAACGTCTGGTGTTGGAGCTAAATAAATAGATCCTGAAGTAGTATCAGAAAGACCTGTTGCTCCACCAAACATAGAGTAATATTTAGGTTTTCCAGTAACATCTGCTCCTGATGTAGTTGATCCTTCTGGGCCTGTTAATCTTCCTACAAACTCACTTAAAAATGTTTGATCACGTCTTTCTAACCATGTACCTGCTTCAGTAGAGTTAGCAGCGTTAAATACTTCTACACCCCTTACAAATAAAGAACCTGCAGGCACTCTAATATTATTTACATCAGCTGCCATTGTACCTTGCTCCACGAATCTGTCTGAGTCCATAGGTAAATCAAGATTAATTCTATGTTCAGCTGCTCCAATAAACTCATCTATAATAGTTTGAGTAAATACATTAGCATCTACCTCAGTATATGATCTAATAGCTGTTGTTAATGTTGTGTATGAATAACTTGTAAATCCGCCTGCCATAATAATTAACTCCTATCATTTAACGGTCCAATTGTACATTGAAAACCGCCTCCTGTTTCTGTGCTTGTAGCATTTGATATTAAAGAAAAAGTTAAATTATTAAATACTACAGCCGTTTGTCCAACTGGACCCACTACTATTGTAGTAGGAACTGCTGTTGCAAGATAACATCCAAAAACATTAGCTCCTATAGGATGCGTTCCTGCTGTTGTAGCCGGAGGTGTTAAACCTCTATAAGGTGCGCTTGTTCCTCTAGTGCAACCCGTAAAATTTTCTCCAGCTCTTCCGGTATATTGTATGACTTCATTTTCATATTTACCTGTAATTGCATTTATTTTTTCAATCATAATAAAACCAGTTGTTGGAAAATGTGTTCCTGTTTGTACAGTAATTGTTGTATCAGTAGCTGTAGCAGCTGTATCTAAAGTTGTAGATAATTCTAATGCAGGACCTGCAGCACCGGTAACAATAGGTACTCCTCCTACTGGAGATTTTACAGCTTGGAATCTTACAAAAGTTGTGCCTTCGTTAATTTGATTAGCGGGATAAGAAACACTAACACTAGCGTTAGCAGCTGTTGTAGTAAATGGATTGTTAGGTAAAATATCTTGTACTGGAAACTCAACTCTTGCAGGTCTTGCATTTTGTAATGCTTGTGGATCTGCTCCTACTGGATGTGGTTCTAATTGTGGTTGTTTAGGTTCAAATTCTGAAATATGTACTAAAGCTCCTGTCCATTCTTTTACCATTTCTCTATATGGAAAAGCTGCTCCTGATCTATCAGAGATTGCTAATGCTCTACTACCTTTTGCAAATCTAGCCATTATATATTTGGATAGTATGTCTTCGGAGTAATAAATGTACTAGCTGCAGAACCATCTTCTGCTAATGCTCTAGCTAATTCATCCTCGTACAACAACTTCATCTCCTGTGTTCGTTGTGGTGCAAACTTCATAGATAAGTAATAAGATAATCCTGAAATCATACAAGGTACAAATCTAAAAGGTGTGTCTGTTGCGTTAGTATAAGCTCCTACATCTTCAATTCTTTTAACATAATAAACGCTAAGAAAATTTGATGCAGCAGTTGAATTAGGTAATGGATAAACTGTAAGTGTAACTTTATCAATAAATCTTTGTATCCAAAATTGTGAGGGTGTTCCAAGTGATGCTTTGTTTGCTGTTGCAGCATAAGCGTCTCTTGCAACTTTAGTTAAACCTGTATCTGATTGAGATGTTGTATTATAGTTTTGTCTGTAAGAAACATTTAAAATATCCGTAATACCATAAACATTAGCAACAGGAACAGTTGTAGCTTGTGGTGAAGCTGCAGCCGCTGCTGCACTGTCAACTGCATTTCTATAAAAAGTATATATCCCTGCACCTTCATCAGTTGCATCTACATTAGTAGAGGAACCTACAACTAAATTAATATTAGTGTTTCCTACTTCCCAAAAATGTATTCCTCTATTACCCCATTCTTGAAAAAGAATGTTTAAAGATCTTCTAGCAGTTTTTAATTGATGACCGGCTGTGCCTTGTAAACCAAGACGTTCGTATGCGTCTTGAATTATTTCATCAATAGAAAAGTCTTGATCAAAACTATAAGACTGTGAAGTAGTGTTAGCCATTGCTACCTACCCGTCAAAATATACGGTTAATCCTGTGTTAGCACCAACCATAATGTCAGTGTTAGTTCCTAAAAACGCACCATTTATACATAAGATTCCATTGTGTGGAACATGTGGTTGGTAAGTTCCTGCCGCTGCTATAGTTTGCATTTCAACTGTTCCAGCTGTAGATGCATTAGATATTTCTAAATTTCCTGCTGCTGCAACTCCTGTAAAACCTCTTACTCTTGTTCTACCATTAAAAACAGGTGCTGAAAAAACAGCTACTGTTCCCATAGAAATGTCTACGCTAGCTGCTCCATTACCTGTAACTTTAGTTAACGTTCTATAAAATAGAGTTGAGACAACACTTGCTCCACCTGCTGGACCTGTAATATCTTCAGTTTGACTAGCACCAAAAGCATCTGTTCCAATAATTGTATAAACAACATCAGAGTTATCATCACCAGTTCCTGAAACTAATTTTACTTGTTGTGAGAATCCTGGACCACAAATTGAATCATTACCCGCGGCAGTTGTTAAAGTTAAATCTGCACCATCTGCTGGATCTTGTTCTGCAGCAAGATTAGTATCGCTTGCAGCTGTAATCTGAGTGTTACCTGCGTTAGGACCAAAGAATCTTGATTTTATATTTGTATCGTTTGACATAATTTTTTATCCTTAAATTAATATGTGGGCCGAAGCCCACACTAAATTAATTATTACGCTGCAAATGCAAATGCACCAGTCGTAGCCGCAGCTGCGCCAGCAAATTCATATGCAATATTCCAAGTACCGTCTGTGTAACAAACGAAAGCAATTTTGCTACCGATAGTAAGCAAGTTAGTAGCTGCTGCTGCTGGCGTAAAAGCCAATGCAGTTTCACCTGCTGTTGAAGTATCGAAAGTTACTGCTCCACCTGCTCTTGATTCTATTATAGAACCTGTAGCCCAAACATCTGTTCCAGCTGCATTAAAAGTTAATGCTGCAACTCCGCCAGAAGTTGTGTCTATTGATTGTACGTAAATTACAACGTCACCTGCTGTTGCTGCTGGTAAAGTTACACCCGCTGCTGCACCACCTGTAAAGTTTACACTAGTAACTGTGTTGTTAGCTAAAGTAATAGCTGCACCTGTTGCTAAAACAGCAGTTGCTAAACCAGTCATGTCAGGCATTGCTGAACTGTATCTAGTTGTAAAAGCACCTGTTGTATTATTTTTTGTTGCGACTTGAAAACCTGCTTCTGATCTTACCGGTCCGCTAAATGTAGTATTTGCCATGTTAATATTCCTCCTAGAATATAATAAATGTAGTCCCTAGGGGTTGTCGACTATACGCGTCTACATCTAAATTTTTTTTATGTATAGTGATTTATTTGTATATGATTTTTAAGTAGAGTGCAAGAGAGCCCGTAATAAAAGTGCGATTTCAGCGATGTAGCTTTTGTCTAAGTAGCTACAGAAACTTGTGGAGCAGAACCTTCAACAGAATTCTGTCTATGGGCAATAGCTGCTTCTTCCAGCTTAATGTCAGTAATGATTTGTTTAACTTTATCATCAATCCTAACCATTTCAAGAGTATATCTATTGTTAGATAGATGCTCCTGTTCCCACTTCAACTCCAAGGACCTTTTTGCTTTGTATAGGTCTTGTATCATCTATAACCTCCTCATAAGTTATTCGATTTATCTCGTTATTATAGTTGTTTCCGAGATACTCCCAATTAATACTCTTTTCTCCTAGTTTGTCAAGGATTGATTTTTCAAGAGAAATAGCATTATCTTCAGCATCCACATTAAATTTTGCGTAATGATCGTATGCCCATATTTTTACTGTGAATGTTTTCATGGTTTTTTCTTTCTATTTACTAAATATGGCGAAACTATGTTCCGCCATATAAATTTTCTTTTTAATGATTATGCACCTTCAACGCCGAAGATACCTCTAAAGTCTGATGCGCCAAAAGCGTATCTTTCTCTAGCTTTGTATCTAACGTTACCAGTATCAAAGTCTCCTTCCATTGACGTAGTCAACGGAGTTCTTGAGAACATTTTCATACCATTTGGTACGTCTGTAACAATGTAAAATGAATCAGGATCAGTTAAGAAATTATTCACTCTGTAACCTTGAGGAATCATTCCCATTGAATTGATTGCATTAATGTCATTGTCAGCAGTTTGAGTTCTACCTTGAGATTTCATTAATCTCTCAGCGTTGAACTGATTTGCAGAAGGAATTATCATTTTAACTCCTTTAGCTGCAATTCTTAAACCTCTTTCATCAGACATAGCCGCGATATCAATCAAAGCTTGTTCTAATGAAGTTTCGTTTAAGTCTGCTTGTGTTGCTAAAGTATTTGCTACGTTACCCGCGATTGTTGGGTGAGCAGTAGAAAATAAATTAACGCCATCACCTGTTTGAAAAGCAGTTGCAGCTGCAATAGCTGGTAAACCGTTATTCAATAGTGCTGCGCCTTTTACTTCTTTAGCATTAGACATAGATCTTGCTAGGGCTTTTGTGTATCTAGAAGAAAGTCTGTCATAAAGGTTGTCCTCTATTGCTTCTTCTGTGATAGCGAAAGCTAACGCGATCGTTTCCATTGTGTATCTAGCAGTATAAGTTTCTTGAGCGTCATCATATGATACTCCAGCACCTTCTGCTTTTACATCTGCGTTTGCAAAACCACTTAACATTACTTCTTCTTCGAAAGCTCTGTCAGATGATTCTGTAGTATAAATCTCAGCGTGCTGATTATCATACCTTTTGTATTCAAGTCCAAATAGTGCATTCAGACCTGGCTCTAGTTCTTTAACTAGCTGTGCTCTTGATATTGCCATGTTATGCTCCTACCGTTCCTGTTCCGAACCATTGTGACTTATTAGCAACCACTACTACAGAAGCTCTTCCTGAGAAGGCCGCTAATGCTGGGTTTGCTTGTACAGCAGTTGTAAGATCCTCATTCTCAGGGTCTTCAGCTACTCTTAGCAATCTCCATTGGTTGTTAATGTCATGAACAGTTCCTACTGTTAATTGACCATTTGATTGTCCAGATATAGTAGAACCGGAAGCTGTTGTAGTTCCTTCTGCTCTAACTGTTAAACCATATGTTCTT